CACCAAGCCCTCTGGTGCTTTTTGTGGGAAGCTGAACACCGTGGTGGTCGTGGGCTTCATCACGCAAGCCTCGGCGGGGATGCCTTGGTTGACCAAAAACTGAGTCAACGGGTCTTTGTTGTCTCCGCGCACACGGCGAACGTAGTATGGCGCGTGGCGTGGGTGAATGCCGCTTGCTGTGTCGGTCAACTGGCTCACAGTGCCGCTTGGTTTGACAGCGGTGATGGCGGTTGACTTGGGGATACCCAATAACTCAGCGTACTCCGCGTTTGCCTCACCGGCCACAACACGCAAATGCTCCAACCAAGGCGCGGCCTTCTTGCTGTCGCCCATGATCACATGGTCGTAGATGCCAGTCAGCGAAACACCCAACAAACGCTCTTCTTCCGTGTTGCGCTGCCAGACCTTGCGCAGGTATGGGAAGTGCGTGAAGTTGGATTGGATCGTGCCCAAAATGGATGCCATGCGCACTTTCTGTGCGAGGCTGTCCAGTGTGTCTTCAGGGCGCACCATCACTTCGGTCAAGTTGCAGAACTGGTACGGGCGCAAGATGATCTCAGAGCATGGGTTGGTTCCGAACTCAAAATTCTCATCACGTTTGCTATATTTGGCAACCATCTTCTTGGCTGCTTCACGGTTGAAAATGCCACGCTCACCCGAGTGGCTGTTGTACAGCGATGTCCATTCTTCCAAGAAAGTGCCCACCGTGGGTTTGGTCTCATACACAGCGCTATTGTTGGCCAGCGCGCGGTGGGGGTGTGTCTCCCACCAATTACCTGACTTGGCGTGACGAATGCGCTCGTCATTCAAGTCGCTCAATGAAATCATGGCAGAGCGGCGCACACCACCAACCACAACAACCTCACCAATCTTGCACATCAAATCATGGCACTCAAGAGTGTGCAGTTTGCGACCCTGTGCAGCCTTGAAAGTTTTAATGGTGAAGCGGAAGAGGTCTTCCAGTGGCTCGGGGCCTGATGCACGACCACCGAAGGTTTTGAGCGGTGTGCCTGCGGCGCGTACCTTGCTCACGTCCCATTTTGGAATCTCGCCGGAATACAAGCTGGCGATCAGCAGGCGATACGATTTGGCCCAGCCTTCTTTGCTGTCATGCACGGTGATCAAGTGTTCGGAATCATACAAGCGTTCAGGCACGTCTGGCAGCTTGTTGACGTACTTGGATTCAACCGAGAAACCAACGCCTGTACCACACAGCAGAATGAACATTGCTTCGTCAAATGACTTGACGTCATCCACGGGCAAGTACGAGCAGTTGTACACGCAGGTGTTGTCACGGTCTGCTGCTTTGCCTGCTGTCATCACGGCGCGCATACTGGGCATGATGTGGTGGCCAGCGATGGCGTTGAAGATGTCTTGTTTGTTGTCCGCGTTCAAAGCAGGGTGCTTATCGAACACATAATCCACATAGCGCTGGACTGTCTCGTTCCAGTCTTCCCTGCGACCGATTTCAGGTTTGAATTTGGCGTATCGGCTTTTGTGGATGTACTCTTGATATTGATTCATTTTTCTTTTTGGTGTGCTAGAGGGAAAAAAGGCCCCGAGGGTTAGTCGGGGCCGGCTTGTTGCTTAATTGCTAATTAAGCTTCGGGTAGCCCTACGGGCTCTGGTGGTGTGGCTTGAGGCATTGCTTGAGAAACAATACGGCCAATCAACTCGTTCACTTCTGCATAGGGTTGGCGACCCAGTGATGCAAGAACTGCGTTCACATCGGGAATGGACAGCTTCAATTCAATCATTCGCTGGCCTCTACATAGGCTGCTTCGACTTCAGCGATTGCTGTTTGCAAATCCAAAAACTTTTGCAAGTCGGAGGTATGAATTGCAACTCGTGTACCATCGGACAATGTGATGTTTGTGGTGTGCTTCGGGGACGTCTCGGTTGAAATTGCGTACATTTTGAAATCCATCAAAAAAGTTTTATGGTCAGGGTGGCAAGAATCGAACTTGCACTACAAGGTTCCAAACCTCGGCGACTACCACTATCATACACCCTGAATTTGGCTCCCCAGCGTGGGCTCGAACCACGGACAACACGGTTAACAGCCGTGTGCTCTACCAACTGAGCTACTGGGGAATTTGGTTGCGGAGAGCTGGACTCGAACCAGCGACCTTGGGATTATGAGTCCCCTGCTCTACCAACTGAGCTATCCCGCATTGAACCGATTAGACCGCGAAGTCTTCTGCTGCGGACTTACCGCCGCCCAGACGTTCGCCGTCTTCCAATTTCTGAAGGTTGCCCAAACCACATGCGATACCCTTGGAGCCTTGTTGGTTGTATGGGTAGAATGTCAGAGACACACGACCGTAGCAACCGCTGTAGAACTCGTCAGCATCCAAGATTGGTTCGAGGTTGGCGTCAACGACACCGGGCTTTTGCACTGAGTTTGCGTTGATGAAAAATGCACCTTGATAGGCCGCATCATCTTTCTCCGCATCACCGTCACGCAAACCACCTTTGAGGCCTTTGGGCACTGTGCCGCCGAAGAAGGCTGCGCTGGCGGCTTTGGCTTTCTCAAAGGCCGCGTTGATTTTGGCGACCGTTTCCTTGTCATTCTTGTCAATAATCACCGACACAGAATACTTAGGTGTCTTGCCCTCTTCTTGCGCAACGGGCTTGAACACGTTTGCATAGGAAAAACGGACTTTACCTGTAATCACACGCTCATTAACTTTTGACATACTGTTTGACTTTCAAATCTTGAACGACAGCACTTGGAACTGGCGGCTGTCATTTGCCAGTGAATTCAATAACCCATTTTTCGTTATGTGAAATCTGCCTTGGCGGATTTCTTGGCCAGAACCAATTTGACCTCGCCCTCTGGGCGCACAACCAAATCACCCAGCGCCGCGTTCACGCCTTCTTTGTCCAGCTTCTCCAGCTGTGCAATTGACTTGAGCGTGGGTGGGGCAAAGATGTCTTCCTCTTTGAACCCGGCCTTGATCAGCTTGGCTCGTGCGGCTTCAACATCTTCGATCTTGCGGTTGGTCTTGCTGCGACCCAGCTCGTAGCCTTCGGGCACAACGCCATCATCCGTGGCTCGGTCCAAAATGTATTGCTCCACGTCACCCAGCCACTTCTTGATGGCGGAAGATCGGCGCAACACGTCGATGATCTCAGCTTCAGTCAGCAGGGCTGGCGCTTTGAAGTCGCGGGCTGCATCCATGTCGTTGAACTCAGCGCGCGCGCGGCATTGCTGCTTGGCACGACAGAACTGGCAATGATCGCCGGGAATGAAGTCGCCATCGCCGTTCCATGCCTTTTTGGCCTTGGGTTTGACAAAGTGGATCGCCCAATCCAACAGCTTGGGCAGCGTGGTGGTGTCGGTCGTGATGCTGTCAAGTCGCGGCTGGTGGATCGTGTACTCAATCTCGGACAAGTTGGGGTGCGCATCCTTGTATTTCCACCATGCGCCAATGGCGTACAGTCGCAGTTGTGGGTTGTCTTCGGCATCGACAGCCACGCCTTTACCAAACTTCAAGTCGATCACACGGATTTTGGTGTCACTGATGATCACCACGTCTGCCGTGCCGAACCCGTCAGGAACCCATTCACTGAAGTCCACGCGCTGCTCAAAATATGGTGTGTCGCCTTCCCCAATTTGAGAGCGCACATACAGGACGTAGTTGTCCACGTAGCGCTCAAACTCTTCGTCGTAGTAGGGGGTTGCCTTGACTTCGTTGAGGGCTTCAACATATTCCTTGGCGGTGATTTGGCCGTAGTGGCGTTTGAGCTTGGCCTCAGCCAAGTTGTGCGCTGTTGTGCCCTCCGCGCTGACGTCAAAGGCTCCGGTCTTGCGTTTGGGTTCGGGCAGGACTGCTTCCAGTCTGGCACTTGGGGTGCAGGTCAACCACCGCTTTGAACCGGAGGCTGATAAAAGTGCATGTGCTGTCATTCAATATCTTTCTGCAAAGATTAAAAAGCCCGCCGAAGCGGGCTGCTTGGTTTGGCTGATGAGGTCAGCCAGCCTTTTTGAGACTTGCGATCAAGTCATTCACCGCACTGCCAAAGTCCACTGTGACTTCGGCCTTGAGATCAACCTTCTGGGTTCGATCTTCGCGGTAGGTGTCCCCAAACTGGCCTCGAAGGGCAATCTCAGCCAAACGGGAGTTGAAAGCTTTGTTGCTCAAATTGGCCAAAAGCTCACGCTCCCAATACGCTTGACTGTGAACCAAAGCCATATCCAGTGCATCGGCAAACTCAGGGTGGTTCTTTTTGAACGTCTGCGCGGCGCCCGCGCTGATGCCCAACTCAGCCCAAATCATTTTTTGGGAGCTGCCCAGTTTGCCCAACTCGATCATGCGTTCGCACATCTCGGGCTTGAATACGTATTTGGTTTTTTTCTTTTCGGCCATGGTGGGATTCCTCTATTAGGAATTACCCATTTTGAGTGGGTGAGTCGCCCGTGGTGGGTGCTAGGTTGGCGTCACGCACGGCGGCGCGCTGCTTGGCCTCGGCCACGGCTTGGTTATAGACCATGCGCGTGATGGCTCCGGCCATCTCTAGGCGTTTTTGCTCGGTTGACTTAACGCCCAAGCTGCCCATCAGTTGTTGTGCTTCGTTCATTTTTTCTCCTTGAGTTGTTGCAATCTAAATGCTGTGAGTTCACCGAGAATTACATCTCGTTCTGCTAAATCTTGGAATTCCCAAATACCAAGAACCTCTTTGGTTTTGTCAAACATCGGTTCGGTGACGGACAGTTGAATTTCAATGTCGTTTGTTCCGTTGTCTGTCACATACTCGACAATGAAGCCGTTCATGTTTGTCCCCTTTCTCTTATCAGCTTAGACAATCCTTTCATCCACTTGTACATGTCGTTTTTACCAACGGTCTTTGCCCATCTATCAAGTCGCTCATCACACACCTTTGCACATTCTTCGCGTTCCACTTCAACGCCGCTATCAAAGCCCGACATGAAGGCTTCTGAAATAGCAATTTGAGGTTTGTGTTTATCCAATATTCGTTTGGTAAAAACTTCAAGGCGATGCAGAAACTGTAAATGGTTTGTGCCCAAGGCGTACACATCCAATCCTGACGCTCTTGCCTCGTCAAAAATTTCATCTTGTGTCATTCTTCCTCCGGTGGTCGAACGCCGTGAAGCAATCCTTGTTCGTACCCAGCTTCAAAACCATTGTTGCGCACCTCCACAGCAAAATCAATCAGCTGGTTTGTTGTGAAGGGCTGCATGGGCACTTCCCAAATGTTGAAAATGTGTGATGACACTTGACCAAGTTTATGCTTGCTGGCAAGCATCACAACTTCTTCTGCGAACGTCATACTTTAAGTTCCTTTTTGATTTTGTTGACTGCGGACGCATACCAGTACCGCCAATATTTTTCTGAGACAGCGAGGTCTTTGTGATTGTAGCCCATTAAGTGTGCTTCAATAATTTCACGCTGCTTATCGTTGAGTTTGTCCGCGATGATGTTGTACACATCTTGGATCGTTTCCGGCCCCCAAGGAGCCCAACCCATGGTCGATGGCTCAACCGAGGGGTCTTCGTTTTCCAACGGGTCTGGTTCTTCATCAGACAACCGTTTTATGCTTGCAAATACTGTCACCTTCATTAGATTTTTAACGCTTTCATTAGCGCCTCCTGTACATCAACCTTGCCGTTGCAGACGTCCATCGCTTGCTCATCCATGCTTTTTTCCATCAGCAAAAAATGAAAAATAAGCGGCTTGGTCTGCCCTTGTCTGTATAGACGTGCATTTGCTTGTAAAAAGTCTTCACTGTTCCAAGTTATGTCGAACCAAACCACTTGCGCGGTATCTCCGACATTGCACTGTAAATTCAAACCGATACCCACACTCTTTGGGTGGCACAGCAAGTGTGTGATCTCGCCGCGCCGCCACGCCTCTTGCATTTCTTCGTCGTCTGGGTCAAGCACCTTTGCGTCTGGGAACGCAGCTTGCAGCTTGGCCAACGAGTGTTTGAAGTTGTAGAAAATCAGCGTTGGTGTCTCTTCGTCAAGCAGGTCTTTGAGGTAGTTGATTTTTTCCTCGTGGACTAGCAAAACATTTTTGAATTCGTCGTACACAGAGCCTGAACACATTTGCAGCAGTTTGCCACTGAGTGTGCCCGCACTGGGTGCTGTGATGTCAATGTCGCCAATCTCGACAACCATGTCTTTTTTGAGCGTGTTGTACATCGCTCGTCCAGCTTTGTCCCACTCAATATTGTGGTAGATGTCTTGGCGCGGCGGCATGGTCAAGTAGTCTTCTGCGCGCAGAGAAAAACAAATATCACCAACCAGAGAGTCGATCTCTTCCTTGGCTCCGGGTTTCAGTTTCCAACTCCACACCACGCCTGTTCGTCGATCCCTTGCGTCCGGCAGGAAGAACTTTTCCTTGTAGGAAGTCATCGATTTCCCGAGTCGTTGCCCCAAGTCGAGGATGCCCACTTGCGTCCACAGGTCGAGGTACGACTTCGGGGTCGGCGTCCCCGTAAGAATGAACCTGTGCGAAAACGTCTTTAGCGAGCCCTTCAATGATTTCCAGCGTTTGGACGATGGATTCTTGAACCTGCTCGATTCGTCCAACACAAGGTTGTCCCATGATGGTAACGTCTTCTGCTCGAAGAGCCATGGCACATTCTCGGGATTGATCAAGTAAATCTCGGCATTGCTGCGCAAGGCTGCTAACCTTTCTTGCGGCGTTCCGACCAGAAGGGCGAACTTGAAGTTGGTCGTATGCTCCCATTTTTTAGCCTCCTGTCGCCACACGTTTTTGGCCACTGCCTTCGGCGCAATCAGTAGTGTCTTGCCCTTGATTTTCGTCAAGATGGTCAGCGTTGTTGGCGTCTTGCCTAACCCCATGTCCATGAACAACCCCATGTGGGGTGTCGTCTCGGACTTGTTCACCATCGTTCGTTGGTACTCGTGCAATTGGTCGATGCGTAACATCAGTTGCTTCCTCCCGGTGTTTTATCTCGCGCTGCAACAATTCGAGTGTGCGCGGGAAGGATGAGGTAGGTATTTGCAGGATCATCAAAGGCGGGCGGTCTAGCACCTCCATTGAGCACTTCCTTTCTTTTGGTTTGCAGCCAGTCGGCAATGAGTCGAAGCTCATTTTCGTCGGCGTTGTTTTTGATCGTATTGGCTTTGTGCGACATCCAAGCCACGTTGCCTTTCGTGTACCCTCGTTCAGGAATGATACGGTCTAGGCTTGGTGAGTCCGGTGAAGCATGACCGTTGACAGCCCCTTTGCCATACCCCCAAAAAAGAGGGATTTTGAAAATAGGACATAGATCAGGGGCAATCGCGCAAAGAAATTTGTGATCAAGATTGAACTCAACCCCATCTTCCTTTGCGCGCTGGCGAATCGCATACATCATTTTACTGATGTGGTTGCGCTTGTCTCGCCTCCACTTTTTTTCATCTTCAGTCATCTAGCTGCTCAATGAATTGTTGTACCATCTCGGGCGTCGATAAAATGTGGACTACGATGCCTAACTGTTGAAGCTGACGTATCATGTACTCTTGGCGGGCTGACAGCTTCCCCTTTGGGTCTTTCATCTCCACGGGTATGATCTTTGATTGGTAGATCACTAAGCGATCCGGTACTCCTGTCGTCCCCGGGCTTGTCCACTTCAGGCACAGTCCCCCCTTTGCCTTTACCTTCTTTACGAGCTGCTGCTCTAGCCCTTTTTCGTTCTGCATTGACACACTCCACGATACACTGGTGAAACACTTGCTCAACGATATGCTGCACAAGGTACGCACGGCTTTCAGGGCCGAATTGCTCTTTTGGTTCGCCAATGTGCTCAAGAATACTGTCAACAACGTGGCATGTTTCATGAGCTACTGTGCCCGCGAGGGACGCAGCGTCATCGGCGCGCAACTGAATGTCAACAATTAAAATCACCAAACACTGGCCACCCCTTGCGATGGTGTGCGTTTCCGCAACAGACCCATTCAATGGTGACGCGGCCAACTGTTCAGGCACTTCAAAGTCTTTGAGGATTTGGTTGAATCCAGCTTCGTCAAAGCAAAGCTTGACGTGAGTGGGGTATAAACCAATATCAATGTCGTAGTATCTCAATTTCATCCGAATACCTCTTGTGTGTCGAATCGTGTGGTGTCAACGTACCGTTGTGCTTTTGAGTTCAGTCGAACGCCTCGATAAATGTTCTGAAGCTCTCCCTCAATCCTTGCGCGATCTGCCAATACGCGATGATCTTGGGTTGCTGCCAAGAATCGACGCTTGAATGCTAAATCGCTGCCCGGAGGAATGTTCTTAGCCAAACTCCACTTTTTCCAACACAAAAATACATCGTCTTTGTTGCACTCAGCCAGCGGGTCGTACTCCAGCGCATCGGTCACGAAAGCCCCGATAGGGTTGCCCAACTCTTCCATCAACTCAAGCAGTTCCCTGCCCGATTGTGGCTGAATGAAGCGCTGGCCTGTGCGCGCCATGCGGCGTTGTTGGCCTTCGATTGCCCAGTTGAAAATCCCGGGCAGCTCTTTGGCCAGCTTATCCGCCAGCAGCGTATCTTCCTTGCCGTAAAACGAATTGGACATCTTCAAGACGATCATACGCCCTGTCAACGCATTCGAGTTCTCCGTCAACTGCAACGCTTCGTTGGAGTAGATCACAATGCGCGTTGGCAGGTAGCCGCTCCATGCCTCCTTGTTTTTGCGGTTCACTGTCACCGTGTCGCCGCCGACGATCCTCAGAAGCTGGCTTACCACCGCGCCTCGGTTGCGTTCTGGCGCACGAGCATCGGTAAAAGAGGCCAACAACTTGCCGATCCAAGGCTGCAAGCCAAACGTATCGCATAGCTCCTCCAGCTGCGGCGCCACGGTGTTGTGCTGCCCCAGCAACGACACCAGCACCTTGTTGATTGTGCCCTTGCCCGAGCGGCGAGGGCCGATCAGGTT